CTATCCCTGATCTTTGCCCGCTTGGGGCTCTTTGGGCTTTTTATGTTTGTTCATCTGCTTGGCTTCCCAGAACAGACCTGTCAGCACGTCCTTGATCCGTTGACGATCTTTTTCATCCAGCGGAATGCCATCGAACATTAATTCGTCGTCTTCCTCCAGCATTTTTTTAAAATCCCGGCGGTCCTTGGAGGTTGCCCATTCCGGCACAGTAGAACGATAAAGTTCATGTGGATTTTGCTCCATTGAATCATCGTCTCCCCAATATCCGGCGGCCTTCATCATTTCGGTATAGGATACGCTAAGCGCGTCCGCTATTTTGCGGAGGGTGGAAGGTTTGGGGATTCCGCGCAGTCCATTTTCAATGCGGGAAATTTGTGAATTGCTAATCCCTGCAGCATCTGCCAATTGGTTGATGCTCCATTGTTTGTGCTCACGCTGCTGTTTTAAGTAAGTTCCGAATGCTGGCTGTTCCACAATGGGGGCTCCTTTCTACAAGAGAATCATAGATACTAGTTTTATTATACCATTAGGTAAATAGTAAAAGCACGTAATATGCCAAAAGGCATAGGAAAATAAAGCGAATATCCTGTTTTTGGAGCTATACTGCTTTTTTTGACGATGGATACCTATCCTAAATAATGTTATGTTATACTCAAGATACGAACAAAAGGGGAACACAATGTAAACATGAGCGTTTTTATATTTAAAAATACATCATTGTCAAAAGGCATAAGATAAGGAGTGTTGCTTTACATGAGAAATAACTTACCCGAATTGGACCGTCGCAAAACGCAGAATGCATTGGAGGGTGTGTTTGAGAAATACCGGATTTATAAAACGATTACCTTTATGGACCGGGAGAGCTTTATTACTGCTGGCTATACGGATCGCCCGAACGGCCCAACGAATGTGACAAGCGATCCAACGGCCCGGACAGCCGTATATAATGTGGATGCTCCTGCCGCTCGCTTGGCCTACTGTGAAATGGTGGATGCCGTAGTGAGCCGCCTGAATGAACGCGAACAGCTGCTTATCCGTGAACGTTATTTAAAGGATGACGATGTATTCGATTACAAGGTTTACAATTATGTGTTAGACCCGCCAGTCAGCAAGGATACGTATACGAAGCTTCGCACGCGTGCTTTTTACAAAATGGCGCTTGCACTGGCGGACCAAGGCGTTTTAAATTTGGCAGGCTTGCAGAAGGGCGCGGATCGAAAATTGGGTTGATGTAATAATTATCCACTTGTTCTCATTTCTTATTTAAAATCGTTTCTTAAAAGGCTTTGATTTCCTGTAATAACAGGGATCAAGGCCTTTTTTCATAACGCGAACGTTTGTTCTCTAAAAACCTCCCGACATCATCCCTAGTCTCTGCTTTTATCGTCCATTTCCTCGGCAACGCATTCGTTATTAGGGTGTAAGATTATATCATCGGGAATCAAGACAAGAGGACATACCGAAGACACACACAGTCAAACGTTAGCCGGCCATTAGGGCCGGTTTTTTCATGCGGTGATCGTCTCTGTTGGTTCCCGGGAATTCGTTGAATAGAAAGGAGGAGTCGTGTTGCCTAAGCAAGGGATGCTGCAATGCATGAGTACGAGGCTGCGCCGGATGAGAACACGGAAGTGGAAAAAAGCCTGGCTGAATAGCCACAACATGCGAACGCAGGGTACGCAAAGGTGGCATGCCGCAGGATGAGACAAGCCTTTAAGCAAAAGCTCATTGAAATTATTCCAGCGCTGCAAGGGCGTGTATACGATGTTCAGCCACCGTCGCAGACGGCAGAGGAGCCGTATGCTGTTATGGCGCTGGGCGAGGAAATCTGGAAGTCTTCCTGGGCCGGCTATCGGCAGGTTGTTCGCATCAAGCTGTACGCAGGACAAGCCGGGCTGGCGCAGGCTGATGTATGGGCGAATGCCCTGATTGCCGGACTGCACCGGGAACCGGTGACAGGTGCAGGTGAGGACACATCGGCTTTTACCGCGCACTATTTGGGCGTGCGGGATGCAGAAAAGCTGGACACCGTTACGGGCAAGGCCTATAGAACGCTGCGTTTTGGCGTGTATGTGCCTGAGACGGAAGGTGGTTTGGCCGTTCCAGCAAGCGGTGCTACACAGCCGGAAGAGTGGCTGGCCGCGCTGGTCCGCTGGACGCAGAAGCAACTGGGCGAAACGTGGTCGGTATACGCCGACGCATGGCCTGCACAGCCGGGCCGGCACGGGGTACTATGGCGGATGAGCGGCTGCGAAACTAGGATGGCGGGAGCTTCCATGTATGAGCTGCGCAAACGGTACATCGGGCATATTACCGCCCCGGACACCACCGAAGAAATCCGCGCAGCTTCCGCACTGATCGAGGGCTTTGCCGCTCAAATCCAGCTTCCGCTGGATCAGGACAAAGGCCGTTATATGTCTACAGCTGAAGCCTCAGCTGATTTGCAGGCAGATGCCATTTTAGATGGTCAGCTTCGGCTGATGCTGGTACAGCGGCGTATGCGCCCGGCTGAGGAAGCGGCGTTGATTCGCAGAGTGGAAATTCATCCTATTTTGAAATGAGGTGGTCCGAGTGACCTTGGAAGACCATGAGAAAGCCCCGGTATATGCCGGACAAGAGGCAAGTAGCCCTCGCTATACGCTGGAGGAGCTAAAGGAGCACGCAGAACCATTGTTTTCCGTGAAAGAAGAAGTGCTGGCAGGCGCCTTTTTTGGCACACAGGACAAGCTGTTTACGGTAGCAGAAGCACACACTAAAATCGAACAATTTATGAAAGCGAAGGTGGATTAATTATGGCAGGCGGAACATGGGAAAACACGAATAAACCGGTATTGCCGGGGTTGTATATGAATTTTCAGGCAGCAGCAGCTTCAGCGATTCAAGGTGGGTCGCGTGGTACGGTCGTTGTACCCGTTAAGGCGAATTGGGGCCCTGTACGTGAGTTTGTAGAGATCGGTAGTGAAACGGCAATCAGCCAACTCTTTTCGGGTGACAGTCTGGACGGTGCAACCGCGTATTCGACGCTGTACCTGGCTTTGCTGGGCGGTCCGAAAAAGCTGCTAGCCTACCGTTTGGCAGATAATACAGCTGCTGAAGCATCTGTGACGCTGAAAAGCGGCGGTGAGACCCCGGCGGATGTGCTGCGCCTGAAGGCTTTGTACACAGGTAGCCGTGGTAATGGTTTCGCTGTAACTGTACAGCCAACTTTGGGTGATGAGCAAGCTCGTGAGGTGCGCCTCTATGAAGGAACCAAGCTGCTCGGCACGTACAAAGGTAGTGACGGTACGGCTGCCTCTATCGCCAAGGCGATGAACGAGAACAGCGAAAACGTATGGGTGAAGGCCGAGGTTGTCGGCGACGGCGGCATTCCGGTGGATGTCAGTGGCGTACACCTCACTGGCGGCAACAGCGGCAATAGCAAGTTGGTTAATGCCGATTACATCGCGATGCAGGAGGCACTTGAAGGACAGGAATTTAATGTCTTGGCCTTGGATTATGCAGCTGATCTGGCATTGCTGCAAAGCTTTGCTGCCTGGATCAAGCGTGTCCGTGGCGAAGGTAAAGGCGTAATCGCTGTATTCGGCGGTTCTGCGGCAGATGATGTGTCTAAAACAGCCGTCAGCTTGGCCTCTGCACGTTCCCTGGCCCTAAACCATGAAGGCATCGTGAACGTTGGTACAGGCGTACGTCTGGCAGGTTCGGATTACAGTTCCGCCCAAACGGCTGCTTATGTAGCTGGTCTGATTGCAGGTCAACGTCTGAATCAATCGGCAACATATGCGGTTACGCCTTTTGAGGATGTAACCCGCCGCTGGACACGTTCCGAGCAGGAGCAGGCTGTCCGTAATGGTGTCTTCCTGCTGTTCTTCGACGGTCGTCAGGTCAAAGCGCTGCGCGGGATCAACAGCTTGGTGAATCCATCTGCCGGGCAAAACAACGCATGGAAGAAAATTCGTTCCATCCGTGTCATGGATGCTATTAACGCTGACTTGCAGCGTGCGGCAGAAGAGACTTACATTGGCAAAATCAATAACACAGTGGAAGGGCGTCTGGCGCTTATCGGTGCGATCAAAGAATATCTGGCACAGCTGTCGCTGAGTAACGTCATCGAAGCAGATGGCTACGATGTCATTCTCGACCCGGCTTACTACGGCGATGCGCCAGTTATCAAACCGGAGCCGGATCAAGTGTTCCTGCAATGGAACGTGAAGCTGACCGATGTGATGGAGCAGCTGTTCGGCACATTTTACGTGCAATAAATAAGCATTTTTACGTGCATAAGCATTTCGCAGTTAGTAATCAGCAGGATTAAATTAGCTTGTTAACAACGAGGATTTTATGAAATCCCGAACTATATTATGGATTATTTTAAGGAGGAAAAATAAATGTTGGATGCTTCAAGAGTCATTTTAGGTACGTATGGTCAGGCGCATGTGGATGGGGTGTGGCAGACGAATATCAATAAGCTGGAAGCCAGCGTGGAAATGGAAAAACGCGAGCTGAATCTCGTGGGCAATGAGTGGAAGGTGCATAAGCGCGGTATCAAAAAGGGAACGGGAACGATGAGTGGTTACAAGGTTACGTCTGATATGATTCGTCGCGGTTTTAACCGTTTTGAGATTATTACAAAATTAGATGACCCAGAAGCCTTCGGACATGAAAGTATTCGTCTCATCCGTTGCACTCCTGACAAAATCCAGCTGGCCAACTGGACAGCAGGTGAAGAAGTACAGGAAGAAACGACCTTCACCTTCGAAGGCTATGAGCTGCTGGATCCGATTGTAGCGAACTAAATTGGAAAACGGGGGATGGGATGCTGTCAGGCGTTCCGTTCCCCAAATACAAATGAACAATAAGGGAGAATGACTTATGAGCTTGAATGAGAATATGACAGAAGAACAAATTTTGGACAGCCTGTTTGAAGCCGCTGAAAAACTACCGGAAGAAACGGTTCGTATCAAGCGCCTCGATATGAAAATTGTGCTGCATGGCCTGACCTCCAGTAAAGTGGACAGCATTCGTGAACGTTGCACGATTCGCCGAACCGTGAAGGGTGCTGTAGATGAAAAAGTAGATACTGAAACGTTCAACGCCTTGTTGATCTCGGAAGCTACCGGAAAGCTGGAAGTGAAGGGCTTGTCCCTTAGCGGTTGGGGCGATCCCCGGATTACAAGCCGCTTGAAGCTGTCCGGTGGCGAACAGTCCGTCCGCCGTATGCTGCTGGCGGGTGAATTGGATGCAGTAGGAGATAAGGTGCTGGAACTGTCAGGCTTTGGCGTTGAGATTGCCGACCTAAAAAACTAATCGGCTCCGGGGGAATGACGACGATGCTGTACCACTTGTGGGTCCGGCACCACCTCCGCCCCGGAGACTTTTGGCGGCTTCCCCGCGGTGAGCGCATGCTGCTGCTGGCGTTTGCCGAACAGGAAATGGATAGCATAGCAGCTTCAAAAGCATAAACAAGGAGGTGAACATGATAGATGGCAGAAGCATTAAATTACCGCATGAACCTTGTGATTGATCCTAAAAACGTCATTAAGGCGAACAGAGAATTGCGCGCAATGGAACGCTATTTTGAGCGGATTCAAGGACGTGTGTTGAAAATTGGACGTACCCGCATGGCCCCGGAAATTGTACTGAACGATATGGCCTCCAAAGGGCTTGATAATCTGTTGAATAAGATTAACCGGGTCAAATCCCAGATTATTAACGCTTCGGGTAATGTAAATGTGAAGGTAAATAGCGGCACTGCTAAAGCAGGCCCGGTTAAGTCTGACAATAATCTGGGTACGGTTTTAAAAGCAAATACTACTGCAATAGAGGCCAATACGGCCGCTATTGCGGATTTGAGCACTAAGTTAGGCTCTCTGAAACTCGGTGGTGAGACAAAAGAAGAAGAGCCTAAGGGTTTTTTGGAAAATCTTAAAGATACCCTCGGAGGTGTCAAAAAGTTTGGCGAAGGTATGAAGGGATTTTCTGAATTAAAAACTAAAGGAGCAGCATTTAAAACGGAATGGGGTAAGGTCAAATCAGCAGGAGGAACTACAAGGAGACAAAAAATAGCTAATGGTGCGAAAAAAATATGGGAGAACAGAGCAGAATTAGGCAAGGCTACTGGTGAACTTTTTGAAAGTTTCGGCGGTACTGGAGATATGTTGGAAGGCGGAATGGATTTTTTTAAAGGCGGTAAAGGAGTGATAGGTAACATTATCAGTGGGGGCAGTTCAGTCGTAGATACAGTTTCTAGCGCAGCTTCTAGCATTATAAACCCAAGTAGTGCTGCTGGCGCAGCTGAGGAAGCTGGATCAGGCTTATTTAAGAACTTTTTAAAAGGTGGAGCGAAAAAACTGTTGGGACCTTTAAGCTATGGAATGGATATTGTGAACATCGCAAAGGCTACCTCTGGTAAAGAACGTGCAGAAGCTATCGGCTCCACAGTTGGTGGGACTGCTGGTTCTGCATTAGGCGGAGCTATAGGTTCATTTTTGCTTCCGGGTATTGGTACTGTAGTTGGTTCTACACTTGGGGGTATGGCGGGAGACTTTGTCGGTGGGAAAATTGGTGGATTAGTCTCAGATTATGGTCCAGCCATGATGGACAAAGCGAAGTCCGCTGGTAAATTCCTTGGAGAAAAAGCTTCCCAGGTCACAGGTTGGCTTTCGGATAAGGCTGGAGACTTCGGTAAAGGCTTTTCTGATTTCTTTTCTTTTGGTAAAAAAGATGAACCTAAGAAAGAGCCAACTAAGCCGCCTGAAGTATCTAAACCAGCTATACCACCTCATTCGACTTTAGGTGCGTCTCTTAAGCCTTTAGCGACTATGCCGCCTTTATATAGTGCAGTTGCAAACGTACCTCCGCAACCAGGCGTAAAAGGTGTTCCTAATCCTTACGGACCGATGGCTATAGCTAACCAGGGAGTCAATCCCAACCCACTACTGAATACTGCGGCTCATGCGAACAATGGGGCCAAAGCTAAAGGCAAAGGTAATGGTAACCCAACACCTCAAGTAGTACAGATCAGTCCTGAACAAATGGGAACACTGTCTGGCTTTTTGAAGGATTTTAAAACGGAAACCACCAACCAATTCAATCTTCCTGCGGGGGCTGTACAGGTCACTGTACATGAGAACAAGCTGGATGTGGATGGGCTTATTACGCAAATTGGCTACCGTCTCAAAGCTGAAATTCTGCGTGCAACGCAGAACACCAAGCCTGTAGGCGCTGTAGCTAAGTAATACGGTAGATGGGAGTAATGGGGAAGGAGGAAAGAGATGGAATTTAGTTTAACGGATGGTAAAGGGAAAAAATTTCAGTTTCCAGTAAATCCTGAGGAAGTGACGATCTCACGGCAAAAGGGATTTGATACAACGACAATTTTATCCTATGGGGAGTTTGACTTCCCGCAAGGGGAGAAGGTGAAGGAAATCTCCTTCTCTTCTTTTTTTCCGAAAGAATACAATCCAGCGTATTGCACATACGAAGATATCCCTGATCCACAGGAGGCTATGAACACGTTGAATGGCTTTTTGTTATCCAAGAACCCGCTGCGTTTTATCATTACGGAGACAGCCGTGAATGTGCCAGTAATTGTGGCATCTCATAATTCGATCTTTCGCGGCGGCGAGTATGGGGATGTGAATTTTGATCTGTCACTGCGGACCTGGAGTGATATGAAAGTTGCCAAAAAAGCTGGTGGCACAGGAAGTAAGGCGGCTGCGGTCAACAAAAAGCCCCGCACAGATATGAAAGAAAAGAAAAAAACATATACGGTTAAGTCCGGGGATTCCTTGTCCAAAATTGCCAAGCTCGAGTTGGGGGACAGTTCGCAATGGAGTCGCATTTATCAGCTTAATAAAAAGATCATTGGACAAAATCCGAATGCAATTAAACCGGGGCAAAAGCTGGTGCTGTCATGAGCTATAAAGTCATTTTACAGGATAAATATGATTTGTCGCCGCTTGTGGAGAACATTAATTTGAGGGATTCGCTGGAGCAAATCGCCTATCAGGGCACGGTCAATCTGGTCGTTACGTCGGATATGCCGCCGATTTCTCCAGGGATGTCGATCCGGGTTAGTGGAATTCCTTATGGTAAAAAAGATTATGTTCCCTTATTGTCTCCAGCGGTGATCTGGGAAGTAGAAACATCTAACAACGGGCTTAAACGCATGACGCTGACGTTGTATGACCGTACAGTGTATTTGGACAAGTCAGAAGATGAATATTTACTCCCTGCCAAGCAGACGGCTACTCAGCGTTTTCAGAAGTATGCAAGGGACTGGAAATTGAAAATCGCTTCATTGCCAGACACGAAAAAGCAGCTCGGACGCGCCGTATACCGCACACAGTCCATCTATTCTATGATGCTGGGAGATCTGCGCGAAACGGCAAAGGCGGGGGGAAAGCTGTATCATCCACGTATGATTTCTTCCGGGTTGGAGCTGTACGAGCTGGGAACGAACAAAGATGTGTATGTTTTGGAGAGAGTGACTGATACGACACAGTCCCGTACGCTGGAAGGTGCAGCTACGAGGGTGAAGGTGTTGGCTACGGCGGCTAGTGAAACAGGTAATGAGGTTCCTTCCAAGGTGATGGCGCTTGAGGAAAAGGACATTGCCAAATATGGGACACTTCAGGTGATCGTGCAGGATGACGAGGTCAAGTCCGGAGCAGCAGCCCGTGAGTTGGCTAAAAGTAAGCTGAGGGGCATACAGCAAACGATATCGGTAAATGCACCAGATATGAACACGATCCGAGCAGGAGACGCGGTAATGCTAGGTTCCATAAAGCTGCTGGTCATTTCAGTGAGCAGGGAATTGGGCAACCCCGGCAGTATGTCGCTGGAGCTCGGAACGTATGACGATGTAAAAAGGAGGTTTTACCTTGAATAAGGACCCCTACGGGCATTTGGCTACTGCGCTGCAATCTTCATTTCATAAGCACACCAAGCAAGCACTGAGTGGAGTAGGCGCGGTACTAGGCACGATCACCTCCACGGGACTCAAGCTGGACGATTTTAAACATGAGCTTCAGGACTATCTGGTCGCGGAGCTGCCGGGACTGCTATCTGTACCACGCCATATGTATAAAGGTACCTCAACCGCAGTGGAATCAGAAAATTGGGGAGGCAAAGAGCTGAAAACTTCCTTTTATATCGGGGAAGACGAGCTGGAGGATGTGAATCTCAGTTTGAACGAAGGACTCAAGCCTGGAGATCGTGTACTTGCGGTTCGGGTGAATAGCGGTAATGATGTGGTGGTCGTGTGCAAGGTGGTGAGTGGACGTGGCTAATTTATTTCCCGAAACAGATGATATGATCTGGACAGACACGGATATGACCGACCCGGATGTACTAGAGGATAACCGTGCAGTATTTGGGCGAAGCTGGCGGTTTGATTTTGAAGCTGGTGAGTTTGTTATGAGCCCTAGCCGTAAAATCGTGACTACAGGCGAGAAAGAAGCCTGGGTACAGTGGTGTGAAAAAGCGATTCGCACTCCTCGCTATCGGCATGTGATCTATTCACCTGACTATGGCAGTGAGCTGGAGGAGCTCATTGGCAGCAGCTATGGGCACGGTGTGCAGGAAAGCGAAATTAAACGCATGGTCACAGAGGCGCTACTAGCAGATGCACGTACGGCTAGTGTGGATCAGTTCACGTTTCGCTGGGAAGGCGAGGCGTGCCATTTTAGCTGTCAGATTACGAACGTACGGGATGAAACGGAAATTGTGGAAAGTGTGGTGATCTAATGGCAGACTTGCCGGAATATTTGGTAGACCAGACGGAAGAGAAAATTTTAAATCGGATGCTGGAAAAAGTGCCTTCGGACATAGATAAGTCCGAGGGCTCTTTTATTTGGGATGCGCAGGCGCCGGTGGCATTCATGCTCTCTGAAGCGGCGATCTGGGCGCAGGAGCTGCTGCGTCGGGGCTTTGCCAGCACAGCAGCTAGCGACAACCCGGATTTTCGTTCGCCGGAGCTGGATTTGCGAACAGCAGAGCATGGGGTGACACGGCGAGAAGCGGTTGCGGCCTCAGGTATGGTTACGTTCACGGGCACAGCGGGAACGACCGTCCCGGCGGGAACGTTGGTGGCGACCCCGGCAGATGATGTATCCGGGGAAGCTTCTATTGAGTATGCGACCACGGCATCGGTCACGCTGGATGAACAAGGTGCCGGGGAAGCGACTATTCGGGCGGTCAATCCCGGGCGTAGCGGTAATGTGCCTGCGGGTGTCATCCAGGTGATGGCCACTCCGATTAGCGGGGTTGCCTCTGTGATCAATACGGAGGAAACCAAAAGCGGTACAGACGTTGAGAGCGACCAGCTGTTGCTGGAGCGTTTTTATGCCAAGGTGCGGAACCAGGGCACCAGTGGCAATAAGGCACAGTATACCCAGTGGGCGAATGAGATTGCTGGGGTGGGTGGCGTGGAAGTAGTTCCGCTCTGGAAAGGGCCGGGAACAGTGGGGTTATATGTGCTGGATACGGACAAACGAGCAGCCAGCCCAGATATCGTCGCTGCGGTGCAGAAGTACATCGATCCGACGCAGGATGGGCAAGGAGAAGGGCTGGCGCCAGCGGGTCCTGTAGTGACGATCATGCCAGCGGCAGAAGTGGAGATTAACATCTCAGTCAAGGTACAGCGTACCAAAGAGAAGCCGTCCACACTGGATGAAATCAAAAAGCTGATCGAGAGCGGTGTGCGGACGTATTTGAAGCAGCTTGCCTTTTACAAGGCAGACCCGTTGGTACGGTATACCCGGATTTCTGCTGTTTTGCTCGACATTCCGATTATTATTGATTTCTCTGAACTGAAAATCAATGGACAGAGCAATCAGAATATTGAGATTGGCTCAGGCCAGGTGGCAGTGCTGGGGACGGTGAGCGTCAGTGAGTAACAATGGAACGAACGGTTTTGACGATTTATTGAATAACTCAGACCAGGGAAAACATGCAAACCGTAGTGGCACTTTTGTTAATCGGGTAACTATAGCAGGAGATACAGTAGGCCAAATGAGCAGCGAGCGGGGACGTGAGCTGCTTTCCTATTTGTCTTCCTATTACGAAACCTCACGCGTGATGCGTTCCGATATGGATGCTAAAGGAAGCGAATTGGACGCCTTGTATCTTGCAATGGATGCAACGGTGGGACAGTTTTTCGTGCGTACCGCCACATGGGGGTTGGAACGCTGGGAAATGGAGCTGGGGATTGAAACCGATCTGGCGAAGCCATTGGACCAACGGCGTGCGGTGGTGGAGTCGAAGCTGCGAGGGGCAGGAACTTTTTCCGGCCGGCTTGTCAAAAATGTAGCAGAGGCGTATGACGGAGGTACGGTAGATGTTATTTTTCATCCTGCCGAATGGGGATTTACGGTCAAATTTATAGATACCATCGGGATTCCACCCAACGTGGATGATCTTAAAGCAGCCATCGAGGAGATCAAGCCCGCCCACATGGCAGTGGAGTACAAATTACGCTACCTGACCATTGCCGAGGTTGAGTCTATGACCCTTTATGAAAATGAACATACAACACAGGATAGATATTTAGGAGGTGGCGCATAGCATGGCAAGCGAAAAGACACCAAATCTTGGCTTAAATCAAATTGACCGCACATCGCCCAAAACAACGTATTTTGATCTGGATAAGTACTTGGATCAAAACTGGCGCGCTGTAGACGATTTCGCAGGTGATGTGAATGAGGGTGTAAATGAGATCAAGAAGCGTCTGGATACGACAGAGCGTAAGGAAGTGACGCTGGGGCCTGGGGTTCAGATTGTTCATGCGGAAAAGGCTGCCCCATTTTCATTGTCCGGAATAAACGGACGAATGCTGGTTAACCTGCTTGGGCGCGCGGGCTCTGGCGACCAAATCGGTAGCCTTTTAGGTTGGGAGGCCGATCTTGCAGTTGATACATCTAATAAGGCGCAAGGTGCGGGATCTATCAAGGTCACTGCAAAGAATGCCACCGGCGTGTATAACGTGTACAGTAGCGGATTAAAGCTTACTGGCGGAAGGTACTATATCGCCCTGGCTGATGTTAAAAACATCAACGCTTCAAACAATATTTATGTAAACTTTTCTACAGGTGGTAATAAAGCGCTCAAGCAGTCCATAGATAAGAGTCAATTTGTAACGATCTATACAAAATGCGCACCGGCAAACGATACTGCGATAAACTTGGAAGTTTCATCGATTTCAACAGCAACGGGTCAAGCTTTTTATGCAGATGCTATTCGTCTCTATGAGGTTAGCGCTTCAGAATATGCTGCGCTGGATAGCATGACCGCCGAACAGGTAGCTGCCAAATATCCATATGTAGACAGCGTAATGCCTGTGCGTAATCCGTACGCGATACGTTACGGGGAAAACCTGTTGCCGAGCTTCTATGAATGGGGGCTACACGCCAATATGAAAGCGGCAGGCCCTTATTCCTTATCACTCGTTGCTACAGCGTCTTTTCAGGCGGCAAATGTGTACGTTCCTGTCGTAATAGGAAAAGCATACACAATTAGCGGAGAGGTAACGGGGATTTTGTACATGGCTTTCGAGGATGCCAATGGGAAGGTGGTGGGAGGAGGGAACACGACTTCAACGCCTCTGCCTTTAACATTCACAGCTTCAGCTAATGCAAGTAGATTACGAGTGACAATAGACAATGGGAACACTTCGACCGGGACGTTTACGTTTTCCAACTTAATGCTCAACATCGGCAGCACAGCTAAACCCTTCAAACCTCGCGAGGACTCCATGTTGGCATTGCAAACAGACCTGTACGCCGATCCAGTTACAGGGGCTAACGCCGATACAGTGTTCGAACGTGATGGACAGTATTTTAAAATCAAGAAATGGAAAGGGCTTGTCTTGGATGGTAATCAAGCGTGGGTACTTGGTGAAGCTGCTGCTACTACTGGAAACAGGCAAGTAAAAGTTGCAGGACTAGGGTACGGAGCAGTAGCAGGTAGCGGCTTAGGTACGAAGTTTGACGGTAAGCTGTTGCCGCAAGGCAGTACGGGGAACACCCCCGATACGAACGCCGTCACTGCTACTGGTGACGTGTATATATCCATTCCTGTTGCAGACAGCGGATGGGCAGACGGATATGCACCAACGACGGACGACATCAAAGCTTATTTTTACGGTTATAAAGCCTATGACGCTAATACCATAACGCCAGCACAGGCGCAAGCGGCAACAACGGCGACATGGGAAGGTACGGGTACAAAGTATTGGGTTCAGCGTGTCGGCGCGGCTAATTTCACGCAATACGTACCGCAAACATCATATACAGGGTACACGCCGTACCAACTCGTATACCAGCTCGCAACGCCTGGCGTTGAGCCTATCGTTTCAGAGGGTCAGCTCACCTTTGCTGAGGGTGATAATCAGATTGAAGTAGGTACGGGTGTTGTGGTACGTGAGAAGGCTAAACTGTACCAAGAGGTAGATACAAAACGTTGGAACATTAACAACGGAAGTCCAGGGGAATATCAAGCGTCATTACTAAACTACAGGGTTAACAGGTTCATAGGCATCTTTCGAAACTCGCGGCGTGACAACTGGATGCTGTACCCTAACACTATAACTCCAGCGGGTGCGCTGGCGCAAAAAGAGGGATATAATTTTGATACGTCCGCGTCCTACAGCGTCACGTACCTTATGCTTGATCGTTCGCCAGTTGTACCGTTCACGGGCACATACGCAGCCAACGAAAAGACGTTGCTGTCGGACTTGGTGGGTAGCGTACAGCAGAACACGGCGCGTGTGTGTGTGCTGGAGAATAAGAAGGCTGACAAGGATAATCCTGTATGGGTTACACCTACGTTGTTGAATGGCTGGACTAATAGGGCCGCTGATTTAAGTCAGATATCTTACTTAAAGGATTCGGCGGGGTATGTTCACATAAAAGGAGTGGCTAAACCTGGAGCGGTAAACACTTCAATATTCCAATTGCCAGCAGGGTACAGACCGTCACTTTCAATCGTAGCAGTAGTGGCGGCGAATACTGATAATGCGCATGATGTCTTGGGACGTATTAATATTGGGGCTAATGGTAACGTCGGAATGATCGCCGTAGCTGGCATCACGATAACGGATACAGGCTGGGTTAGTTTGGACAGTTTGCCGCCATTCCTGGCAGAAAAATAAGGGGGTCACAATATGAAAGCAGTCGCAAAAGTAAATACAGACGGCCTCTATCTGGAGGACGAGTTAGTGGACGATGCCTTTTCCGGTGTCGTCCCTTTTTATACTCCATCTTCGCCCACGCTATCTGATATAAGCCAGCAGCTAGACACCCATCAGCATACTGACAGTAGCTCTAGTGACATAGATAGAACAAGTTCAGAAAGCATCCCTGCTGGTTATACAGTAGGAATTCCAGTGCCATCCGGTCTATACCATCCTCGTTTTGATATCCAAGGCTGGCTGGCCTATGAAGCGGAATATAGTCAAAAGGTGATAGAAGCACAGGACGCTTATGAGCAGTTGAATAAGGAAGCTCAGACAGTATTTCAGAAGCTGCATGATGAATGGCAAAACAAGCTGGAAAACGAACGCGTGGATGAACCTGTATATTTTGCTCAGACATTCACGGCTCCAGAACGAAGAGACCCAACGACATTCTGGAGTGAAGGATTAAGTGAGGAAGCGATTAAGGAACTGACACAAAAGGCAGAGCAACAGCCGAGTGAAACAGATCAATTGAAGCAGCGTATTGCAGATCTCGAAGTAACGCTGAGCCAGCTTATGCTTGGTAACACAGGAAAATAACCATGTACTGACTCCTGTTTAGCCGCAAAATTCTTATTTAAAAAGAGGTGAAGTCATAACCATGGCAGCTTTAACAGAGGCTCAATTGCGTATTTGTGCTCATGCTTGCATCACCCGCTATGAGCGAGGAGAGGGCGATATAGCAACGATCATGGGAAGCTACGCTTTAGATGAAGAACAACGTGAACAAGTGAAGGAAATGATTTTATTCCATCGTTCTGATCTGGTATTGGACAATGTAGAAGATTCGTCATCAACTGATGCTCTGAATGAACAGGAAGAAACGGTTAAATGGTATAACTCTATTTTCCGTAAGAAAACAGTATAGAGAACTGAGCAAAGCAGCCTGTACCCAAAGGAGGAACGAGCATGTATGAAAAATGAAGCTGATTATAATGGGTTTCTCCAAGCTGAAAATGAACAGACAAAGCAATCCTTTTATAACGATTCAATTCGGTCAGGGGGTAGAACTGGGGATGGTGAGTATGGATGGATATTGACGAAAAAAAAGAATCTATTATCCAAGATGTAACGGATGATTTTAGTAAACGAATATTCAGTTCGCTTGGACCGGAGCTATTTTCCTATCTTCCTGCCTATTACGAAGCATCCCGTGTTATGCACGTCGATATGGATGCAAAGGGTAGCGAACTAGATGCTCTTTACCTTGCGCTAGATGACACGTTAGCTCAGTTTTTTGTTCGCACCGCCACTTGGGGGCTTGAACGCTGGGAAATGGAGTTGGGTATCCCGATCCATTTGGAAAAGCCGCTGGAACAGCGGCGATCTGTTGTGGAGTCAAAACTTCGTGGGAGTGGCAAATTTTCAGGGGATTTAATACGGAAAATCATGAACTCATTTGGTGTCGATGGGGAAGTAGATTTTTATCCGGCTGAGTACAAGTTTGGTATAAGCTTTGAAAATAGAATCCCTGAAAATATGATTGATTTCAAAAAGATCATCGAGGATATTAAGCCCGCTCATCTTGCTTTTTATATGAATAACAAAACTAGGCTTGCATTTCTTCATGTGAATGAAATGGTTTCTCGTATTCGACTACGTTCGAAAGTTCGCCTTTTTGGTGGGAAGCCATGGTATTTAGATGGTGTCGAGTTACTGAATGGAATAGCTTCTTTGTCCGGGTGGACAGAGGAACCTATGCGCTATTTGAACCGTTCGAAACTAGTCATCAAGCATCGAATGGATCATCATCAGGAAGGCAGAATGAAAATTCGAGACCATTATTGGAAGCTAGATGGAAGTATGAAGCTGGACGGTAGTCAGATGTTAAGCTCAACCGAGAAGGTCATTTCAATCTAAACAATATAACTTTTATTTTAAGATAGAAAGGATGGTAAGTATGGCAGAACAAGTTTTGACAGTCACGACTGCATATGCAAGGGAACAAATGGCTCGTGCCCGCGCTGAGGGAGGGACGCTGACAAAAGTAGTGAAAATGGCGTTTGGTAGTGGTGGTGTGGATCAAGAAGGGAAACCACTGCCTTTGGATGGAACAGAACAGGTGTTGAAAAAGGAACTGGTTCAAAAGGAAATTACGAGCTTTGAATTTATTGCTCCTGCAACAATTCGTTATACCTGCTCACTGGCAGAAAATGAATTGGCGGGTGAGACGATTAATGAGCTGGCTTTGGTAGATTCAGCGGGGAAGCTGACAGCCATCCGTACAATGAGCAACAAGATCAAGGATAGTGATATGGAGTTTGTTTTTGAAATTGATGACATTTATTAAGGAGGATATAAAGTATGAGCATACAACAACCACGCAGATTTGTTACTACCGACCAAGGACATGCGGACGTCCTGAATGGACCGATTGACACCCTTTATGCTAACGATCAGGAATTGGCCGCACAGGTTGAAAATATCAAAAAGGACCCGGCTGGAAACGGTGTTGCTTCTAAGGAAGCGTTAGACAACCATGCCAGCAATACAGATCTCCACGTTACGGCAGCCAAGCAAACAGCATGGAGTGCAGCAGAGGGGAATGCCAAACAATACACTAGGGATTATGCAGCACCCAAGGCGCATACGCATCCTGCATCGGATTTACCATCTGCTTCTACGCAGGCTAGGGGGATTGTGCAGCTCGACACTTCTGTAAGCAGTGGAGCTACAGATCGGGCAGCTACACCGAGCGCCACCAAACAGGCATATGACCGAGCAAATGAGGCATACAGCCGGGCAGACCAAGCTTTTACGCAAGCCGTTGATTTTAAAAACAAAATTGTAGGCGCGATCAACGGCAAGTTCGGAGGCGCCAATTCTGACATGAGCAGCGATCAGATAGCAACAGTAATTACAAATGCACCTATAGTTAAATATGCCGAAGGGACAATAGTCCGGAATGGGGATAATATAAGTGTAAATGATGGCTATGATATAGGTCTACCTGCCACGGCTTCTGTATCGTATACAGTTCCGGTGGCATTTACCGTAAGTAAAATATTTGTTTACTTGTTGGGATATGCGTACTTCCATTCCGGTGGTTGGAATGGCAAGACCATGCCGAGTGGAATCTCACTGGTAACCCCTAGTTCGAATGGTCGATTATCCAATGAGGTCGGTGAATTCATCGTAAGTATAAACTCAAGTAATCTACTTACGGTCACAATGAATATGAGTTCTGGCACTACGACAAGTTCAACCGGAAGGTATTATAAATTAAATAATATTCAATGGTGGGCAATCGGTTAAAGGAAAGATGTGATGAAATCAATGGTTGACGACGGCTTTGGATTTTATCCTCAATAAAAAGGTAGCTAGGGAGCAGGTAGATGCTTAGCATTTGTGGAATATGAACTCTATTTTTAGGCTTTCCTTATTTATGAGGGGAAGTGGCATCATGAATAAACAAATCCGGAAATCTTTTGAAACCCAATTTGTACATCTTATCCTTGCTGACTGCCTTACTGTTGAAGACGACAGAAGCATTGCATCAACTCATTAAGGTTTATATTAAAAGAAGCAGCGCCAGTTATACACGGTGGAAGAACGAGCAAAATCGCAAAATTTATTACTCACACGCCCACACAGAGCGTGTTTTTTATGCCCTTGGACAACCAGGGCATTCACTTTACACCTAGGTTCAAAAGGGGGAACAAATATGCATGAAAAGATCGATCAGATTTGGCTGGGGCTTTCCACGGGGACCTTGATCGGTTATTTTTTCGGGGGGTGGACCACAATGTTGACGTTGCTGTGGTGGATGGTCGTGATCGACTTTTTCACCGGATGGGCAGCGGCTTGGATTAATGGGGAGCTAAAAAGCCGCCAGGGGTATTACGGTATTTTTCGCAAGGTTACCGTGTTTTTGCTCATTACGGTAGCTCATTTAATCGACGGTATTCTCGGGGATGCACATTACTTCCGAGATGCCGTCGTTTTCTTTTATTTAGCGAACGAGCTGTTGTCTATTATAGAAAATGTGGGCAGAATGGGAGTGCCGATGCCGGATATTTTACGGAATGCGGTAGCTATTTTTGAGTCTAAGTCGAGTGGGGAAAAAATAAAGTCAACCGACCCTTCTGACAAAGAAAATAAAGTTTCATAA